CCAAGTTCCCCAATCCATATCTATATCACTATTTTTAGCAACAATATTTTTTATTTCTTTTTCCAATGCTACTACTGTTTTAGAAAGTTCAAAATATTTATAAACCTTTTCTATTTCTTCCTTACTCATTGTTATCACCTTTTAATTCTTGTAAACTATTATATTTTTTTGTTGATATTTTTTTATCAAATAAATGACTATCTAAATAATTTTTACATGACGGACAATATATTAAATCGGAGAATAAAGGTTTATCTTTATAGTTATGATAAACATAAACACATTTACATTTAGAACATTTATGTATTCTATAAGGTCTGCCCTCTTTAATTATTTTCATTACTATCACCTTTTAGCATTTCTTTGATTTTTCTTTCAGTTACGTTTTTCATTTCACAAGTTGTAACCTTTTCACCACATATAGGACAAATAACACCTCTTGTATCAGAACGATTATATAAATATATTATGTCGTTATCTTCTAATGTAAATTTACTCAAACAATTTGGACAAGTAGCTAAAATTACAGCTTTATTTTCTTCAAGCAACTTAATCATTAGTACCACCTTTTAAATTATTAATAATGTTTTCTACTTGTTCGCCCCAATCAAATTCGTGTGGCATTAATAATTTACATTCTTCATATATTTTTATTGCTTTATCTATTCTTTGTTGTAAATCATTAATACCTTTTCCCAACAATTTTATATCTTCAATCATTTTATAACCTGTTTGTTCTTCTGCTGGATTATGATTATTTATTTCTTCACAATTATTAAATATTCTATCTAGTGCTTCTTGTAATTCATTCATTCTTTATCACTTCCTTTTAATTCTTTAAGTTTATTTAAAATAGAATTATATGCAACTTTATATACTTGATTTTCATTAAATATTTCATAGCAACTTTCATAATCTATTTTAAACCCAACACCAATTATATTTTCTGTATGTTTTAAATGGTTTTTTAACCATTTTTCTAATTCATCTATGATATGTTTATAATGTTGTCTTTCTTTTATTAACTTATTAGTTTTTTCTAGATATTCATCATATTGTTTTTGTTTGAATTTAGTATAATCAGCAAACTCTTTTTTATTTTGTTCTTTTAGTTGTTTATTTTCTTGTTGTAAAATATAAATATAATTAATTAATTGCATATATTCCCAATGGTGAAGTTCAAAATCTCCATAACTTTCATCAAGTTCTTTTATTTTTGTTTCATTTAAATTATAAAATTTTTTTACATATTCTTCTTTATTCACTTAATCATCACTATCCTTTAAACTAATATAAATTGCACCGCCTATTAACCAAGTAAATAACGGAATTGCTAGAAAGAAAAGATATGTTATATTACTTGTTACAAAGAAGTAAAAGAAAGAATATATAAGTGCAGTACCGTATAAACCTCCCAATATTGCTATTATTATTTTTTTATGTTTTTTCAACTTAACATCACTCCTGATCTACCTTTTCTACTAAATTCGCTTTTATTAAGTCGTATATAATATTCAATTCTTTATCAGCAAAATATTCTATCCATATTTTTTTATTAATTTTGCCAACACATATTTTAGAACCTAAATTGTGATTAGAATAATAACAATGCATAGGATGTCGTTTTTCTTCATCTATAAACCCATACTTCTCTAATTCTTTTAAATCTACATTGTCTTTTATCTTTAACATTATTTATTCACCTACTTTTTCCACTAAATCTAAAGGTATTAAAAATTCACTAAATACTTGTACCATCAAATGCCAAGCAACATAACCTTTTGGAAATTCAAATAATCTTGTTTCTTTATCATAATAATTTGATAAATCAAAATCGTATTTCATACATGATTTATCATTAACTAATTTAAAATTAACACCATCTTTTAATTTATATTTCATTTACTCACCTCTATCTTCTAATAACAATTTTTTGTTATAACTAATACTTATTTAACTATTTGAAACATTAACTATTTAAACGCTCCTTTAATTTATTTACTCTTTCTTCTAATTCAGGATTAAAACTCTTTACTATTTCTTCAAGTTCTTTTTCTTGTTCTTTGTTTGGTGCTTCACTCTTAATATCTTTATTTAACCAATCTGGTACTATCTCTTTTCTTTTGGTTGTTTTATTATCTCTCTTTTCCCAGGTTCTAATAGCTGCTTTCCAATCCTTCATAGGATTTTTTCCTACTTTCCAACCGTTTGCTTCATAATAATCAATAAAATGTTCTGCATTTATATTGTTGTTTCGTTCGTTACAATATTGTTGTACTTCTTCTAATGAAGGTTTAACGAACTTTTTTCTTTTATTATTTTCTTGTTTTATATCTATTTCTTTTTCTTGTTCTAATTCTAGTTCTATCTCTATCTTTGGTGGAATTTTTTCCGCTATTATTCCACCCTGCAATAATTCTTGCTTTTTCCTTTGTAATTGTTGTTGTTTTTTAAAAGCTCCTTTACTTTGTGATCCAATCATGTTTTCTAATTGTGTCATATAAAGTTCGCCATTTTCCAACACTTGAACCAAACCTAGATTTTTTAATATTTCCATCGCAACTATTACAGTATCTACATCGGTTTTAGTTAATTCAGCAAGTTTATTATTATCATAAGGAATTAGTAATTTACCTACATTCCTAACAAGTATTCCATTAGTTTTTAATGATTTTAAACATAACCTTAAATAGAATATCGCATATTTTTCTCCATTATCTTGTTCTAATAGCCAATCAATTACATCTTCATCAAAGAAATCTTCTTTTAGTTGTAACCAATAAAACTTTGTTTCTTTATCATATTTAGCCATGTATTGCTTCCCTTTCTAGTTAGATATAACAAAAAAGTACCTATACACAATCCACAAAATTATTTGTTAAGGATAGCCTTGTGGACTGTGTATAAATACTCTATTTGCTACCCTTAACAATTACCATTATATTACATTTTTAACATAAATTCAATATTAATTTACTATTTGAAGCAATTTGTTTAACCCTTTATAAAATCCTTGTATATCTCCAGATAGGATTTGCCCTTTAAATGTTTTAAATTGTTGTTTAGTTAATTTGTTTTTGTGTGTTTTTAGTGTTTTAAATGCTTCTTTCATATAGATCACCTCATGAATGAATTAAATGAAAATTTAACTGGCTTTTGACTATATTTTTTAGCAAGTTCAACCGCTCTTTGGTTAAAATAATCCTCGTAATCTTTAATTAACTCTTTTGCTTCTTTTCTTGTTATTTGACCTCTATTATATAATGCTCTTACTTCTAATGCTTTAAAGTATAATTCTTTATTTACCATATATTCCCATCTCCATGTTAATATTAAGGCATTTTTGGTTATTCTTCAAGTAAGATTAGATTGCTTTCCGATAAATCACCAATCTCAATTTCATTGTAGTTTTCAGGTATCTTATTAACATCTCCTTTATAAAAAACAAGTACATTTTGGTGTGTTTTAGTTACCTTCCTTTTTGCAAATCCTCTTCTGCATCTTAATGCAGCTGTTGCTATTTGTTCTAACAATATAATTTCGTTATATGTCATTAACCCATTATCATTAAAACAATATTTTGTGTAATCAATAAAATTTCTATAAAATCCTTTTTTATCTCGTACATCTCCTACAACAAATACTGCAAATCTATTTTCTTTTAACTTTCTACAAGAAATATCAATAATTCTTTTATAAACCTCTTTAAATTGTTCATATTCCATATTACTAATATCTCTTTCATCATCGCTGTATACTTCTAAATCTGCATAAGGTGGACAACTAAAAACCAAATCAACACTATTGTCTTCAACATACAAATCTGCATTAAGGCTATCATCACAATACCATGTAGGATCTACACCAATTTTTTTAGCATTTAATATATTTGCTTCTATTTGTTCTTTTCTTAAATCAATACCTGTGTATTTGTAACCTAATTTTTCTGCAATAACTCCCCTTACACTTCCTCCAGCAAAACAATCATAAATACTACCATTATTTACATTAAACCATTTGTATATAATTTCACATAATACAGGATCAAAAATACTTGTTCCTGTTAAATTTTTACTATATTTTTCTCCTAATTGTTGCAACCCTTTGCCTAATAAAGCTTCATCTCTACCAGCTCCACTATCTAATCCTAAATTTTTCCACGCTCTTTTTCTATCTTGCCAATAACCTTGTCTAGTATCAAAAATACTAAATGGCGGTACTAAAAATTCATCGTTTATTTTTTGTTTTGTTTCTTTTTCCACATCATCTAGTTCTTCCTCAAACATTGACATATCAAATTCAAATTCAGACATATCAATATTTTGAATAGTCATTAATTCCTCTTCTAATTTAGCAAAATCCCATTCTGCTAATTCTCCTACTTTGTTATCTGCTAAACGGAAACCTCTGATCTGTTCCTCGTTTAAATCGCTTGCTATGATACAAGGTACTTCTTTTAATCCTAATTTTTGTGCTGCTTGATACCTCGTATCACCTGCAACGATTACATAATTTTTATCTACTACAATCGGTACTTTCCAGCCAAAGGTTTTGATACTATTTGCTACTGCATCTACTGCTTGTTCATTAAATCTTGGATTATTTTTATATCTTTCTAGTTGTTTTAATTCAATGTTGATAATATCCAATTAATTCACTCCTAATTTATTATTTGAAGCATTGTTTGTTGTATTCTAGTTTAAAATATCTACCATTTTGTGAATATATTTTAAAACCTAAATTTTGATACATTTTTAAAGCTATTTCATTTCTTGTTATTAATCTTATTTTTTTAGTATTATCTAACATAACTTTATTTAATAATATTTTCCCAATACCTTTGTTTCGGTATTTAGGAATTATATAAAAGTTATCTATATAGTTATATTCTCCTCTGTCTTGAACTGATATAAACCCTTCTATTTCTTCGTTAATTGATAAATACCAAATCATATTATTATCATTGTATAACTGGCAATCTAATTCTTTTATTATGCTTCTATCAGCAAAAAACTTTCCCATTTTTGCATAAAATTTTTCGTCCTGGTTATTGTTCTTCAAAATCATCAAACAAACCCCATTCTTTTCTTCTTCTTTTACAAAGATCTAAATATTTTTCATAGTTGCTTGATTTTGTTGGACTAAACCCTAAACCTTTACACCAATAGTCATTTCTTAATAGAGTTCTACATATTCTTCTCCAGCTCGGCACTTTTCCTGTTTGCTCCATTTTATAATCTGCTTCATCAGGTATTCCGTCTTCATAACCTCTTTGCATATACCATTTAATATAAACTGCTATTTTAGATTTATAATGTTCCGCTCTATTTTTAGGCATTGTACTTAATAAATATTTACTAAAGCTTTCCCAAGTGTGACCTTTTGGTAATGTTATTTTTCCATTACCTAGTATGTTTCCCATTTCCTTTGAATATAACGAACCACTATTTGCTCCAGCTTCTCTCAAAACCATTTTTCCCCAAGTTTCAGGTTCAACTATTTGATATAACCATAAACTTCTTCTAGTTGTGTCTCCAAATGGTTCATCTACACGCATTTGCGATAATTTTAATCCAGCTTGATAAAACCTATCGTATAAAGTGTTATAACATTTTTTGTATTTACCTAAATATGTCCAATCGTCTTCTACTTGCCAATCATAAATAGGGTAAACATTATATGTATTATCACTAACCATAGTTGTAAACATTTTATCTGCATATTTATTTTTTCGTTTGTTACTCATTGCCCTGTATCGGTTTAAGCTTTCTTGTGTTCTTATTCCTACAAAACAAGCTGTTGGTTCACCTTTTCCAAACCATTCGCCAAACTGTGGGACAAATTCTTCAAAGGTAATTTTGTAATACCAAAAAGGAAACATTGTTTCATCTGTTATACTTAATTCATCTGGTTGCCTTACCCATATATCTTTTTTATCTTTATCCCAACAGATCCATTCTGGCTCATATTGACTACAAGCGTTGTCAGTTAACAAAGGTAATGCCACCCAATAAGGTATAATTAAATCCTTGTATAATTCAAACATTTTTTTTACATGTTTTATTGTTAAGTCGTATTGTATTTCCCAATCTATAAACAATAAACCTACTTTTTTATTCCTCTTTTTCGCTTCTTCCATAACTAAATGTGTCATTACTGTGCTATCTTTACCACCACTAAATGATACATATATATTTTCAAAGTTATCAAAAGTCCAAGATATTCTTTCTTTGGCTGCCTCTAATACATTTTTCCCTAGATACCTTTTAGCCACAATATTCAACTCCTTCCATATCAAATATATCAAATTGATAATTTGGCTGTGTTTTTTTATAATCTCTAACCCATTGTAAATAAACTTTATCAGCTATTGCATTTGCTTTTTTTCTCTCCTCATCACTCAATAAATGCCATACTTCTATTGTTTCAACATCACTACACCCTGTATAATAGCAATTACTAGCTTGTCCTAACCAAGCTTGATAATTGACTGATGGATTAGTCATATTTGTAATAGCTGCATACTTCCAATTATCTGCAACGTATTTCATTGCATTATATAAAGCTATTTCGTTTCTAAAAAGTGATAAGGCTTTTTCTTTTCTTAATTCTTGTTTTCCATCATTTTTAGTATGATACATTCCGTTTTGGTAATCTTCCCAAAGTTCATATCTATAATACTTCGGTTTCATCAATAACCTCTATCGGTTCTAAATCACACTCCCAAGCTTCACTAAATTCTTTGTCAGAAAACATTTCCGCTAATCCGCTTATTTGTGATAATCTTAAAACTTCATCTGCATCCATACCTAGCTTTTTGCTGATTTTTTCATTACTCCAATTTCTCTTTTTTAATTCAAGTACTATATCGCTCATTGCTTGTACTTGATGTTTTCCTCTTGCTCTATTATGTCTAATAGTTGAAGCAATTCTTTGCCCTTTATCTGTTACATCATCATTAATTACTACTACTGGTAAATAACCTTTAATTCTTTCTTTAATATCTTCGCATTCTTTACCAACCCTATTTCTATGAAATCCATCAACTACTTCATAATGATCGTCGTGTTGCCATACAACTATTGGTTGAGTATATCCATCTTCTTGAATAGAAGTATGTAACAATTCCATTTCTGGAGGTGCTACTGTATTTGGATTATAGTCATTGGCTTTTACTAAATCTTGTTTTACCCATTGAACACAATCTACTGGTTCATTTGAAAATGGACTGATTTTCTTTAATTGCATTTTCAGACTGTTTATTGTTTCTACTTTTTCATCTAATTCTAGTTTTTTTATTTCGCTTATTAATTCAATTATTTTATTTTTCATAATTCCTCCTTTATTTATTATTTGAAACATTATAGATAATCATCTATTGTTGTTTGATTAAATGCTTTTGTATTTATACCTAATACATCATAACTTTCTCTAAAATATTCACACACAAACTTCTTTTGATTATCATTTATTAAAGATAATTCTTTTTCGGTGTTCCCACTTTTTGAACCGTACGGACACCCCATACACCCAGTCCTATTTATATGCTTATATACTTTAGGAACTTCAATATTATACTTTTCAATAATTTTTTCTAATAATTTATCTGATAAATCATGTATAGGTGTAAATTTTTTGTCTTTTGTGAAGCATGATTTATATTGAGATTTTCTCAATGAGCTTTCGCTACTCCTTACACCTAAAATCACTTTTTTACCCGTTTCTTTTTGATATGCTTTCATAGTGTCTTTTTTAATTACCTTACAACATTTATTACTAACTTTATGCAGCTTTCCACTTAAAGTTAAATCTCTCGCTTTTTTATTTAATTTAAATGTTATTCTGCCTTCGCCAGTAATAGCATCCATTGTATTTTTTGTTCTACTTCCATTTTGATAACGGCTTATCATTTCATCTTGAAATTTACTAAAACAAGGTATCCCGTATTTTTCTTTTATTTGCATTGGTTTCATTTTCGGTAATAGCACTTTATCACAATTTTTTAATATTCTTTTCAAAATTTCATGATGTTCCATATATGTGTTAACACCAACAACTTCAATGTTACTAAATTCTGGCGCATACTCTTTTATAAACCAATACAGAAAATGACTATCTTTACCACCTGAATAACTCAAAAAATATTCTTTAGGATTTATCTTTTTAAACTTACTTTTTAAATCTTCTAAATAAAAATCAACTTCATTTACCATTTGTCCTCCTTTTTAACTATTTGAAGCATATTCAAAATATATAACTTCTTCTTCTTTTCTTGCTTTTTGTACTTTTTCAGTTGGTTTTAATCCAGGGTATTTGTTAACAAGTTTTCTTCTAGCTCTAGTAATACTTTCAAACGATGGCAACCTATATTCTTTATGGTGCATCATTACTTGAAAGAATAACTCCCTTAAAACTAAATCCTCATTGATTTCTCTATAAACCCTATAAATTAATATAAAATTATCGTTTCTTGTATCTTCATATTCTCTTAATACTTTTTCTACTATTTCTTCTGTTTTATAAAGTTTATTCATACTTCCCCTCCAATAAATTTAAAATATTTCTAACATATATTTTTACTTGTAAAGGTGCTTCTCTATTTAATATATTTTGACAATACTTAATTGCTTTTTCTCTATTAGCTAATTTCTTTGCTGTATCAATACTAATTACTTCACTTTTCATACTTCACCTTATCTAAATATGTTATTCCTACTGCATAGGCACTCCATATATCTTTTTTAAATCCATAAAACCAACCTTGATTTTTCTTTGTTCCTACTACTCCAAATCTATCTATTAAAGCTTGTCTTATGTTGCTATCTTTTGCCCTCATAGAATTACATAAGTTCATCTTTACATCTTTTCTGTATATATAATTGATTTTAAAGTTTTCATGTGTATCACAATACTTTTGTATAAATCTACCGTACCATTCACAAGTATCAAAAACTTCTTTACCTACTGCCATTCCATAACTAGCGACTTTTTCAACCACTATACATTCTATATCTCTAAATAAAGCTATTTGTTTTAACAAATCGTTGTTATCCAATTTTCCAAATTCAATAGGTTTATATGTTTCTTTTTCTATAAGACAATAAGCACTTTCTATATTGCCTGGATCAATTGCTAGTATCATATTAATCACCTCTTTATACTTTTACCATCGTTAATCTATTTATAGACTTTTTACATCTTCTCTTATATACAGGTGTGGTATAAAAATATATTGTTCTAAATTTCACATTCATTTTTTCAGCAATTTCTTTAATTGTTCCAATTGCTAAACATTTTTCACCTTTATATAAGGCATATTCTTTTTTGGTTTTCTTCATATAACCACCTTTATTTAATGTTTAATGTTTCGTAACTATCTATAAGTTGTTTTAATTCTATTTCGTCTAAAGTTTCTATTTGAGCATCCTTACATTCTTGAACTACACCATTAAGTAATTGTGAAAATTCCATTGAATTTAATAAATGTGTTTGTTTATAAAATAGGTAACAATCACAACCGTCTTTATCTGTTTTGTACCATTTAGAATATGGGTAGAACGATTGTACATTAGAACCTTTTGGAACTTTGCAACCCATTACTTTCCCTTCTTTATCAGTTGCTATTGTTCCGTAAGATAGATTTAATATTTTTTTCATTTCTTCATCGGTACGGTTATAAACTCTAGCTAGTTTATTAATTAATACGTGTAAATAAGCATTTGCATTTAAACTTCTTCGTTCACGATGTTTTACTATTTCTATATCAAGTAAATCTTCTTCTTGGAGCTTATTAAATTCTTCTGTTAATATATTTTCTTGATTTGTTAATTGAATAGTTAGTTTTGGCTTATGGGTTATAAAGTCTAAACTAACATCAACTATCTTTCCTTTAAGTTTCATACAATCACCTTTTTAAAAGGGAAGTTGTTCTTGGTTAAAATCCACTAAATCGCAATCATTATCTAATTGTTTACCAAAATTAGAAAACGGATCTTCTGTTTGATTTTGCTTGTTATTATTAACATTGTTCATTTGATTGTTATTTGATTTTTCACTCTTTTTAGTTTGTAGAAAATGTATTTGTTCTACTACAACTTCTGTAACATAAACTTTTTTACCATCTTGCCCTTCATAACTTCGTGTTTGAATACGTCCTTCTATTCCTAATAAATCGCCTTTGTTTATGTATTCACAAATCAATTCAGCAGTTTTTTTAAATGCTACGCAATTAATAAAATCCGATTGATATACTCCGTTGTTGTCTTTAAACTTTCTTGTTACTGCTATTGTAAAATTACATACTCCCACATTTGAGTTTGTATATCTTAATTCTGGTTTAGCTGTTATTCTTCCTATTCCATTCCATCTGTTCATTAATTATCTTCCTCCTTTTTAATTTCATCTTTAACCCCTAATATTTCATTAGCTTCCTCTTTGGTATATGCTTCGTAACTATATTTAGCATTTTGATGCTTGCTATCAGTTTTGTATATTTGGTTTAATAATATTTTTCTATTTGAAGCATTAACTAATTTCTGTTGATTATCATGAAATACTTTCATAAGTTCTAATTCGTTCTTATACTTTCTTCTTTGAACTCTTAACCTTTTAATTTCCTTAATTATTCTATATGCTTCTGTTACTTTGACATTTTCTAATTCTATATAGTGCAACCAATAATCAATCTTTTTATCGGCTGTTGATTGAAGATTAAATAACTCATCAAAGTAATTCTCGTTTTCTTCCAAACAATCAAAAGCATTTTTTATATTTTCTAATACACTCATTTTTCCTCGCTCTCTTCTATTTCTTCTATATCATCACTCCCACATTCAGGACATAACTCCAACTTCAAATATGTCCTGCTGCTGAATTGATCCGATATTCCTAAAAAATTCTCAAAAGTTGTTTCGTGTATTGTAGGTTCTTCAAATAGTTCCAAACACTCATTGCATCGAAACATCATTCTCCTCCTAAATACTCGTTTATTAAAGACCAACCAATATTATGATTTAAAGGCAGTTCCTTTATTTTTCTTGTATCTCCTCTAAGGTGTACACCCTTTAAGAAATTTATCTCTTTCCCATAACATTGTTCAAAGCCTATTGCATAAAGATTAAGTTGATATGCTAAATATTCTAAATCTAAAGTTGAAGTGGTTTTTATATCTCCTAATCCTAACCCTCCATCAATTTCTAAAACCAAATCTAATCTACCTGCACATATAGGCTTATCATCTTTAAAAATAACAACTGGAACTTCATTATCAATGACATTGAATTTATAATGCTTTTGAAGGAATTTCATGTTTCTTAATTCTTTACAAGTAATATCCTCTATATTGTATTTGTAATAATCTTCGATAGCGTTATGTATATTCGTACCTCGTTCGGCAGCTCGATTTAAAACATCTTTACTAATGCCAGCATATTTATTACCAAATTTTATTTGCATAATTGTTGTTATGCTGGGTATTTCAATACCGTTATATAGATAAGTGTGAGAACTATCTATATATTCCAAATCCCCATCTCTTATCTTCCAGCATTCATATTCCTTATTCATATAATCTCCTTTTATTTATTATTTGAAAACATTTTATTATACTTTTTAATACAATTTTTAATGCCTATATTATCACTAAAATTTGTACTAGGTATATAACATTTTCCTGTCCAACTCCAGAAGCTCATTACTACTTTTTTATCTTTATATAAATTAAAGTGTCCGTTGTCTTTATTACATAATTTATAAGGTATATTGTTTGCTTCAAATTGCTCTATTGCATATTCAATTCTTTCATCATAATATTTTTCTCTTTTTTCGGCATTTTGTTGTTTTAATATTGGTGCAACATCCTTCCAATATTCGCCCATTGTATAATCATCTTTCATAAATCACCTATTTGTTTATTATTTGAAGCATTTATTTTACTCTTATAGTTATATAAGCTACTTTTTTACCATCTAACGTTACATATTCATCATATAAATCAGGGTTTTCTTCTCTAAATTTCTTGCTATCAAATTTTTCTAAATTCGTTTGTTCTGGAGTATATGAAATAGTAATTCCATTTACTTCATCTTTTATAGATAAAATCCCTTTAGCTTCCATTTCTTCTTTGATAGCTTTTTTTAAATCATCTTGTTTTTGCTTTAATTCTTTCATTTGTTTTTCAAATAACGCTATATCTTTTGCAGCGTATTCATCTAATAAATATGTATCTCCATTTAATACTAATAATTCTTTCATTCTATTCAACTTCTCCTTCTTTGTTCATAATTTTGCTTATTAGTTGAGTTGCTTTTGCCATTGGCAATTCTTCTATTTTATTTATTTTGTTTACTTCAAGTAACTTCTTTAAATTATCGCCTTGATATGTTTGTAATAAGATACTTATTTGTTTTGGACTTGCTGTTTTGACTTTTTTATTTGTTATTTCATCATTGTTCATACTGTCAATAACTTCTCCATCAGTAATTCCAAAAGCATTTAAATATAAATATCTTTTATAATATGTATTTAATGCACCTAGATATTGAATGTCTTGCATTGATTTTACTTCTCTATATTCTCCTGTTTCTTTATCAAATCTAGTATTTACTGGTGTATCAAATAACACAAATGGCATTGTATATATATTTATTTCATCGCCTTTTTGCAATTCTAATGTTGCATAATCATCTTTGATATAGTATCTATCATTTATGCCCTCTTCTAACATTAATTCATTCAATTTTGGTAAGAAATCTGCTAATTCAAAGTAATCAAATCCAGCAAATTTATTTTTACCACTTTTCTTTAGCTTTGCATTTTGTAATTTAACTTTTATACTGATAATACTTTCATTCAAGTTTTTATTTTCTTTCATAATTCCTCCTATTTATTATCTTTTTTATTTTTGTCGCCATATTTAGCTTTTATATAATTAATACCTAAAACGTATAAAAATATTATTGATATTAATATTAATATGAATGTTGCTTTATCCATTACTCTGCCCCCTCTCCATTTAGTGTTTTGTATGCAAACCCTATATCATCATCTGCTACAAAATTTTCATGATCTGGATTTCCAACTGTGTTATTTAAATAATTCCACAAAAACCCTTTCGCTTTGTTAATCGTTTGTTTTAACTCGTATATTTCTCTTTGTTGTTCTTCCTCTAATTGTTCACTTGTTACTTTTAAAATGTTATATTCTTCATCTTTTAATTCAATTTGTTTTTTAAGTAATATTGAATAGATATCATAGTTCATTTCTGAACCTTCTTCATCACATAATTGTTTATACTCTTCAGGCGTTCTATATTCTATTTTTATTTCATTTGTCACTGTCTCTTCGTTATTCATATTTCCTCCTTTATTATTTGAATTTCATTTTTAAAATTAACTTGATTTTTTGTTTCATAAACTATATATCTATTCACTCCATTTTTGTTTAATAGATATAATAAACGCTCTTCAGTGCAATATTCATAATCTTTTGTCTCGGTATCAAAAACAAAATAATCACATTGTAGATTTAACACGTTTTCAAATTGCTTGGCTATGTTTAATAATGGCTTTACTATACTTTGCATAACTATCTTCTTTCTAATTTACTTTTGTAAATACTGTTATTAATTTTCTTTATTACTTGATAAGAATGTTATTTTTTCTGCCATTAATTCCACTTTGCCTTCTTTTGCTTGAATACGACCTTTAACTCCTACCAAATCGCCTTTTTTACACCATTCGGTTGTTCTTTCTGCGATACCATTAAATAAAATGACTGGAATAAAATCAGTTTCATATTCTCCATTTGCGTTTTTATAACTTCTTGGTACTGCTAATGTAATTGAACAAATTTTATTCCCGATTTCAGTTTCATTTATTTGTGGGTCTGAAACTAAACGACCAACCAAACCCATTTGATTTATCATAATTCCTCCCTTAATGTTTCACGTGAAACATTTATTTTATTATTTGAAGCATTTACCCTAAAGGGAATTCATGCCCCTTTCTCTATTTTTTTTATATATGTTTCTATGTTACTTATTTTCTTTTCCAATTCTTTTATTTGATATTGTTGAAGTTTAATTTTATTGTCTTTGTTAGTTAAAATCTCGCCCAGTTCATCAATTACTTTTAAAACGTTTTCATGTTGCATTTATTAAAACCTCCAACTCTTTGATATTTTCATAATATTTATAACATAGAACACATGTTCTTTTCATTGTTTTATTATGGTAATGTTATTTTTTAAATAATTCCCATATATCATCATACTTATCTTTAAATACTTCACCAAATTTCTCTATTGTTTTGTATGATGGATCACGATAACCATTTTCAATTAAAGAATAATGACTTGGAGTAATTCCTAATTTTTCAGCCATTTCCTTTGATGATAATCCTAAATCAATTCTAAACTTGGCTAAATTCTTTCTTTTCAAATAATTCACCTCCCATCTACTATTTGAAGCATACTGTATGTATGTTTCCAACTATTTACATTATACTAAAATAATTTTCAGAAATCAATATTTTTTTTACACAAATTTAAAAAAATTTACTTCTTGAAAATTCTAGTGTAAAATTAAATCAAAACTTATTAATAAAATCCATGCCCCAAAAGGAGGTGTTTGAATGACTAAAATACAAAAGTCATTTGACACAAAAGAAGTAGGAACGAAAATTAGACAATTAAGAAAAGCCAGATCAATGAAACAAGATGAATTGGGTGAGGTTTTAGGTGGTCTTTCAAGAGGTCAAGTCAGCAATTTAGAAACTGGAAAAAGAAATTTAAATTTGCATCAAATTAAAACACTCGCTGATTATTTTGGAGTATCTTTAGAAACTTTAGGACTTAAAACAGAAGAAGTACAAGTAAATGATTTATTGGCAAGAGCAAAAGTTATATTTGAAAGTGAAGTGCCTATGACAGAAAAACAAGAACTAGCAGAAAGCATCTATTCTATGTATTTAAATATTAAAAACCAAATCAAAGATAGATAAAAGAAGTACCGTAATAGATACTTCTTTGCAATGAGGTGATATATTATGTGCTACAACCATATATTTGTTTTATCTTTCTTTAATTCTTTCACTTGTTCTTTGGAATAAAAATATTTTTCATCTTTAAATATTTTATTGCAAGTATCATAAATTTGTTGCAGCTTTTCTTTAGTTAAAGGTTTTTTATAAAATGTAATTTTCATTTAGTACCTCCTTTAATAAATTGTATGAAATATGTATTCATCCAGAACTTTTCAATAACATAATTAAAGTTTACTATTTGAAGCGATAAAAAAGGAGTGGTAAATAAATGAAATCCCAAGATGATGTTCTTATGTATTTCAGAAAAAATCGTGAAGATGAAGAAATACCAGTAGATATTAAAATTAAAAGATTTCAAGATGAATATTTAATGTATTTAAGGAAATCCAGGAATGATGGAGAAAAAGTACCAGTTGAAGTTATTGTTCAAAGGCATGAACAAACGTTACAAGAACTAGCCGAAAAAGAATTAGGTTTTAGAATACCAGAAAAAAATATATATCGTGAAATTGTTTCAGGTGGGGAAGCAATAGAAGATAGACCAGAATTTATAAATGTTCTTAAACGTATGGAAGTAGGAAATATCAAAGGAGTATTTGTTTTTGATCCTCATAGGTTATCTAGAAGCGGTTTATATGGTGCTGGTGATGTTTTAGAAGCTTTTGAAGTAACTCACACCCTTATATGTACTCCTATGAAATTTTATGATTTAGATAACAAAATGGACAAGAAGTATTTAGAAATGATTATGATACAAGCAGCCGAATATTTGAATTATAGTAAAGATGTTATGGGTGCTGGTAGAATGACATCATTTGCAGAAGGTAAAGCTATAATGTCTACCCCACCTTATGGTTATGGTAAAGAAAAATTAAAAGATGAAAAAGGGTATAAATTAGTCCCTAACCCAAAAGAAGCTCCACATGTTAAAACAATGTTTGATTTATGTTGTGAAGGTATGGGTGCTACTGCTATCGCTAATTATTTAAATGAAAGAAATGTTAAACCTCGTAAAAAGGCATATTTTGAGCCTTCTACGATTAGAGATATACTTCATAATGAAACATATTATGGTTATCTAACTTGGGGGAAAAACCCTATTAAGAAGATATTAGAGAACGGAAAAACTAAAAAGAAAAGATTTTATAATCAAAAAGGATTTAAAGTTGCTAAAGGAATGTATGAACCTCTTATAACAAAAGAACAATTTGACCAAGCACAAGAAATGATGAGACAAAGAACATCAAGAACATATCACACCAACACAATAAAAAATCCACTAGCTGGACTTGTATTTTGTGGTTTTTGTGGGAATGCTATGATAAGAAGACCATACAATAAATCTTTTAAAAAGAACCATGTTAGAGTATATGAACTTGATAAACAAGCTTTATTAGAATATTTGAGAAAACATAAAGAAACAAGTGGTTTATCATTAACTAAAATAGCAAAAGAATTAAATGTTACACGTGATATTGTAATAGGTTGGTTTCCACCTAAATTAGAAAAGTTTTATCCATCAAAAACACTTGCAGATAAATGGTTTGATTTAAAATCTTTATTAAAAATTGAAGATAATAAGTTTGATAAAGAAGTTACAACATATAAAGAACCTGATATTCAAAAAGATACTTTGATGTGCTCTTCTCTACATTGTAATTGTGTATCAAGTTATCTTGAAGTTGTTGAAAAAGGACTAATTGAAAAACTAAACATTGAATTAGAAAATAGAAAGTATTTTTTAAATAACTATGAACAAGAATTGAAGAAAGAAAAAGTAAGTAACGTTAAAGAATTGAAAGAAGTTGAAAAAAAGATAGAAGAAATAAACGGTTATATCAAGAATGCTATCAAGAAAAACGCAATGGATCTAATTACTGATGAACAATTTTTAGAGCTGAAAACAGATTTTGAACAAGAACTAAAACCTTTATTAAAAAGAAAAGAACAACTTTCTAATACAAAAGACGAAGAAAGAATAATACAATATAAAAAATCCATACCGATTTTAGAACATTGCGTTAAAGATTATGATTTGCTGACAGTTGAAGAAAAGAACGAACTATTAAAAACTTTTATTGATAAAATTATATATAAAAAATCAGTTGGTGGAAGATGGAACAAAGAAGCAACCGTTAGTTTAGAGGTTGAAACCTATGATTTTTAATGTTCTAATTGTAGGGGCAATCATATATACTTTGTTATGCCCCTATTCTTCTGTACCTTTATTATATCAGTGATAACAACCATAAGGAGAACATTGATTTATAGGCATTTTAAAAGACCAAGGATTTTTGCTTGGTCTTTTTTTTAAAAAAAGAATGTCTTTACTAGCACATTCTCTTTATCAAAACACATTTATTCTCTTTGCGCTCTATCCTGTTGAGCTAACTCCTATACTTTGATAGAAGTGTTGGATTTGAACCAACAACATCAAAGCCCTCACAAAAAAATAATTGCTGTTAGTGTTTTTCATTAATTATTTTAAAATCAATAGTCAACGTAAATGGTTTATTTACTATCTTTTTAGTAACCTAAAATCTAATTTGCTGTAATGACTATTTCTATTAACACAGAAGCAAAGGACTATTGTTCAAAACTAGCTTAAATTTGGAGTTTAATGTTCTAACATATTATTTTTGCTGTACGTCCTTTTTTAATAATTACATTATATTACAACAATGATTAAAAGTCAATATTTTTTGAATATTCAGTTAATAATTTATCTACAAATGCTTCTCCATCAAATCCTGTTTCTAGGAATTTTAATAACATTGGAGAATATCCACTTAAAAATATATTACCCATTTCATCGGTTTCTGGTACTGTTTTATTTCTACTATTAAAATTCCACCATACTATTTTTGTAGTATAACCTTTTTCTTTCCATAATCTTTGCAATTCCTTTTTAGACTGATTAGAACCGCTATCAAATTCCATATCACTCAATACAACTAAATACTCTGGCAACTCTTCTAAACCTTGTAATAAATTCATTACTTTGCCAAAATCAGTATTAGAACAATCTCCAGTATGTAGTGATCTGATTTCTTCTATATAAGTATTACCATTAATCTTCATTAAATAAGGTTTGCTACTAAAAGGTATCGCATAGCCATTGCAATATGTAGAACATTTAGATAGATAATGTCCTATTGACATTGCTTTACCATAAGCGTCTTCGCCTCCCCAATTCATAGAACCACTGGTATCTATTATTGGAATACAATTAATACTGATTTTTTCTAATTTATCAAAGAATAAATCGGCATCTATTTTATCTCTATTTTTGTATATGTCGTATACGTTAGTCGTAGATATATTAAGTTTCTTTTCTCCTTTTTTTACACTTTCTAAATACGTTGCAAATCTTTCTTTTGTATCTTCTCCACGTGCAAATCTATCATAATACTTAACCATTGCTAAACTTGGCACTTGTTCAAAATTAATTGTATCCACAAGTGGGTGGTTAACTTTATTAAATAATTCTTCTAGTGGGTTTGTTTTTGTTTTTTCTGCATATGACAACTTGTATTCAACTGTTGTGCTACATTTAATAAGTTTTCTATATTCTCTTTCGGTTAACCCCCATTCTTTACATAATGCTTTTGCGATTTTTCTGTTTTTACTTGTAAGTCTAGGCATCCATTTCATAGCAAGTTCATTTCCTTCATATAATTCATCTTTTAATAAATCTAGATTTGCTATTGTTGGATTATGCCATAAATCATCAAATCTTCCAGCCTTAACTACATTATCTGCTGGTACTTTTGATTGTTTCATTAATTCTCTTCCTAAATCTCTTCTACCTAATCCATATCTAGGATCTCTTATAAACATTGAAAATAGTCTATCTTTATAACTATCTCCTATTTTTACTTCGTCTAAATGTTTTTCAAAATAACTTGTCATAAATAATATATCTAGTAAGTTATTACCTGTTGTATTATATGATATATCTCCATTCTCAGTTCTTTTTTCTGCAAATAACTTTTCTAAATTATTCATTATTTACCCTCACTTTCTTCTATTTCTTCAATCGTTTCAATTGGTGCTTGGCTACATTTTCCTAAAGAATATAATCCTACTCTTTCTCCATATGAAACTTTGACTTTTTTTCCAATAAGTTCTTTTGCTTTATTCTCTAATTCTTCATCAAATTCTATGCAGTATTTTTCTTGCGTTGTCTCACTTGTTTTTATGTATAGAGCGGTAGTTCCAAAAAAGTTTTTATCAACACTTGTGATAGTTCCTATCGTAGCTCCACTACCTTTATCAACACGGATAAATGGAAGTACTCCAACTAAGAATGTTACGAATAATAACATTACAAATAATCCTACTCCTAGTCCTATCTCATCATCTCTTGCAGATAAAATTAATACTACAATGCCAAAAATCAAAAGTATAATTCCTATAATAATTAATAAAATATCTAACCAATTCATTCTATTCCTTCTTTCTATTCGCTTGCCTTAAAATTGTATATAGGCTTTATAATTCTTATAATTTCAACTGTATCTCCTATACAATCTATTATTTCTTGCATAGGTTTATATACCATTGGTGCTTCATCTATTGTTTCTTCATTCACTGAAGTTGTATAAATACCTGCCATTGATAATTTATACGCTGTCATACTAAGATTTTCTCTTGCTTGATTTCTTGACATTATTCTTCCAGCTCCATGAGGAGCAGAACAATTCCAATCTTCGTTTCCTTTTCCTTTTGCTATGATACAACCATCTCTCATATTCATAGGTATTAGCACTATTTCATTTTTTTTAGCAGATATAGCACCTTTTCTTACAATGTTATCTTCAAATGATATGTAATTATGGATTGTTTCAAAATAGCCTAAAGAAGTACTAATATTAGCTTTCTTTGCTTTTTCTAAATCAAATGCTTTAATATCTACCAAAGTAAAATTATTTGCTCCAAATATATATGTTAAAATTTCTCCTGCTATTTCCAATCTATTTAAGTGTGCAAACTCTTGACATATCTTCATATCGTGCAAGTAAGCATCTTTTAACTCACCTTCTAAAAAGCATAAATCTTTTGGAAGTTTAGTTTTGCCTTTATATTTTTCAGTTATTTCTTCTAATTTCGCTTGTATTTCTTTCTCTCTATTTTTATCTTTCAAATATAATATTGCAGCCATCTTTTCTTCTGCCATTTCTTTTTTATAAGAACAATATTCTATTGCTTTTTCTTGGTATATTTCAGCAACTTGTTTTCCAAGATTTCTTGATCCAGTATGTATAACTAAATACTTTTTGTTATCTTCATCAATATCTATTTCTATGAAATGATTTCCTCCACCTAAAGTACCTAAGCTCTTACCTAACCAATTATCTTTATTCTTTAATAACGGATAACATATTAATTGTTCTAAATTAAAATGATTTTCAACTTCATCATGTACATTCATGCCACTAGGAACATACTCTCTTATAACTCGGTCTAATTCTTCTAAATCTAAATCAATATTTCCCAATTCCACACATAACATTCCACAACCAATATCTACACCAACTATATTAGGTATTACTTTATCGCCTAAATTACCTGTAAAGCCTATTACACAACCAGCTCCAGCGTGAACATCTGGCATTATACGAACTTTGCAATCTTTAAAGGCTTCTTGTTCAAGCAATAAATCTATTTGTTCCCTTGCTTTATCTTCAATGTTATCAGTAAAAATCTTCAAATCTTTCATAAACTCTTCCTTTCTAATTTATAAAATTTCTATACTCTCATATACGATATAACTTATATCTTCCCCTTTATATTGTTCTAATACAGGAAATTTTTCTAAATCTTTTTTTGGTATGGGGTTATTAAAAGTTCTAATCTCCCTGGCACTTGTTACATTAGTTTGAGACAACTCAAATTTTATCTTATCTTCTATATATTTATTTATCTCCTCGTCTATGTTAATAACTTCATAAACATAATTATAATCAATTAAGTTTTTTGCTCTCTCAATATACAAATCACTTTGTTCTTCCATAACATCTTTTGAAACGTTGTTTGTATTTCTTTTTAATTCAATCATTGCTTCTTTTGACCTTGAGCCCACCAAAGGATTATCATAATTTAAATAACTGTAATATGTTTTATTTCTTATGTTATAATCTAGCAAATCGTAAAGTCTTATAATATGGTGGTATTGTTTTGGATCACACCCCCATTTTTTAAATTCTTCTTTTTTGCTCGGATATTCATGTGTTAACGCTTTCCTTTTTTCATACATCGCACCTAAAATTGATTTTAAATTAGGTTTGAATTTACCGAACATCTCTTTTATCTTCTTATCACCTATACTATATTTAGTATCAATGCTTTCAATGTAAGAAAAATTGCCTTTTTTTATCACATCATAGAAAGTAATTAAATCTTTAACATCAATAGAACCATTTTCACACTCAATCGTTGAACTTGTTACTTTCCTAAAAATAATATCATGCAATGTAGGTAATATAATTGCTTTACAATCTATGTCGCTTAACTCGTCATCAACACTATAATTTTGACTTCCATATAATCCTATATATAATACCTTATATCCTTTATTTTCTAGAATTTTTTTATACTTCCCTAAAGTTTCAAAAATTTTTGACATATACACCCCTCATTTTATTTACTATTTGAAGCATTTATCGTAAATAGATTTATAAATATCTACTTTTATTGCAAGAACTTCATTCTCAAAAGGCTCAAGTTCTAATTTATTATTACATTCTTTTATTTGTTCTTCTAAATATGCTTTTAAATCAAACTTATTAGGATTAGAAATAATAATATTATTATCTTGTACCTCTATATTTGCTTCATCTCCGTTTTTTAAACCTATTTCGTTTCTCATTTCTTTTGGGATTACGATCCTACCTAAATCATCTATTCTTCTTATCATATTTATACCTCCTGTTTTAAGCTCCTTTTACACAACTATTATATGAATAACCATTGTTAATGCAATTACTAATACTTTTTTGTTGTCTTTGACCTGCTACTCCTAGCAACATTATTGTAGTAATTACTACAAACCCACCAATCAATATAGATAAAATTGTGTCTATTCTCTTTTGTTTTTTTATTTTTTCAATTCTTTTTTCCTGTATTTTTCTCATTCTTTCTTGATTTTCTTTAAAAGTCATATTGTTTCTCCTTTCCTAATTCTAAATAATATACTGTTTTAGTTTCTCTTATTGTTACTTCTGGATAATATTTTTTTATTTCTTTTATTTGTTCCTTTGTAAATACATAAGTTTTACCAGTATCTCTTAAATCTCTTAAACACTCTCTTATAAAATTATTAAAATAATCATAGCTTTTTTCAGTCTCTTCCATATAACCCTTTCTATTTTTATATTAATTAGCAAGAGGCTTTTTAAACCTCTGCTAATTTATCATATAATTTTTGAATTTTATCTATCATATCTGCTGTATCAATATTTTTGTTTTCTTTAAATTCTTGTTCAGCTTTTCGTAGATAATCAATTAATGCTAGTTTTAATATCATTAATTCTTCTTCTGTGTAATTCATATTTATTTCTCCTTTCTCATTACACTTATAATTATACCAGATTTTACCAAAAAGTCAATAGTTTTGGTAAAATTTTACAAATTAGTTGTTTTTTTGTCGTCTTTTTTGTTTTTTTCTGAGTTTGTTTAGGTATATATGATTTTGTATGCTTGTTTTGTTAATTATTTTTTCAATATCCTTTTCTTTTTTTAATTCAGCTATTAATCTGTTGTAAGTTATACCATATTGTCTTGCCCACTCCCCAATCGGCTTTGTTTCACCTTTATAAGTGTAAGTTTTTACTTCTTGCTTTCCCCATCTGGAAGTGTGAGCTGAATTGAATGATTTTGTTACCCATCTACAATTATCAGGACTATAACCTTTGTTATTATCAATGCGATCTAATGTTAAATGATTAGTATAACCATTAGAAATTGCCCATTCAAAAAAACTTGTATAATCATTTAACCATTTGTTACATACGGTTATCCCTTTTTTTCCATAGTTTTTAAAACTTTTTGCTTTTGGATTGTAACATCTATATTTCATAGAATAATAAATACCTCTTAATCTTTTTTCGGTTATATTTTTTTCCACATTATTCCTCCTAACAATAACACTATATCAAAATAATTTTAATTTCACAATGTTCTTTTAACAACTTTTACCAATTTATTGTAATTTTACACAAAAAAAAGAGTAGATTAGCTCTACTCTAGTTGTTTTTATTATATTTTGCACTTGATATTTGTAGTAATGAACCTCCAAATGTTCCAAGCGCTGCTATTGTTGCTGTTATTTGTCCTATATAAGGAATTCCCCATATATCTCCTAATGTATTAAGGAATAGTATTAATGCTGGTACTCCAACAATTAAAACATATTTTAATACATCATATACTTTATTACTCATTTTCATATTTTTTCTCCTTCTAATTATGGTATCTCTCTATTGTTTCTTCTATGTGTTTAATTTCATTTTCAACAACAGGCATTCTTTCTGCAAAATTATTGTGTTTTCTAACCTCTCTAGTTAGTTCAGTTATTCTTTCGTCCGTTACAGCTTGATACTTCACAAGTTCAGTTTTAATGTCGCTTACTACTTTCTTATTTCCTGTTAAATTAGAAATTATTACACCTGCAAATGTAAAGCCACCAGTTATTAATGATATTAATACTCCTTCACTCACTTTTTATTCTCCTCTAATTCGTATTATTCCCTAAATTAACAGTACTTGTTCCAGTTTGTATAGCTCCAGTAACACTATTACCAATAACTATACCATTCGCATTATCAGTTTTAATTGCGTAACCAGAAACTGCACTTGAACTACTTGATGATGTTGTTGCTAACACATAATTGAATAATATAAATCGTCCTGCATAAACTCCATATTTTTCATTATCGCTAACTACAAGAATTCTGCTATTAGATATTTCCCAAGGATCCCATGCACCATAAACTTTAGTTTTTAAATCTGGTGAAATTGTAATATTAGCAATACAATTTTTTACTACTCCTCCATGAAATCCATAAATAGTATTAGCATTAATATCTACTACACCAATTATTGCATTCTCTACCGTTACGTTTGTTTCCATACTAAATACTGCAAATATATCTATTGTTTCAGTCGGACTTGCTATTGTAGGTATCGTTGCATTAGCAAAATCTATTACTACTTTTCTATTTGATGAAGTAGATGAATTAAAATCAAATTGCATTTGCCCATCAATTAATGTGTCAATTCCTAGTCTTCCAACCACATTTATTTTCATAGAAGCGTTATCTAATGCACTAGCATATTTGCCTACACCATCTAGAAAATTCTTAACCATATTAGATAAAATAATATTATCTCCTGAACCTGTTGCAACATATGTATAATTTTCTAAACTATTAACTTCTTCTTGTAATGCTTCAAGTTGAACTACAACACTTTCTGCTGCCGTTCCATCAATTGATTTTTTATTGACAAATTCTATATCTTGTCCTATTAATTCAAGTGGATTAGCTAATGTTATTGTTGTACCATCTGAATTAATTGTATATTGAATTCCATCTGATAATTTTATTCCGTTTATATAGACATTCAGAATATCTAAACTATTGTGTATATAATTTATAGAAGTAGGTATAGTTATAACTTGTTCATATTCAACATTTGTCCTATATAAAGATTGATATTCTCTATAAAGACTTGTGGATCTTACTTCATCTTTAATTGTTTCAAACCAATTGTTAAATTCGGTTGATTTTTCTGATATAAATTCTGTTTGTGCTGCTTGATATTGATTGAATAATTCCTCTGTATTTAATTGTTCTACTAAACAAGCTATAAACCCACAATAATTATTTGATGGTCTTAAATCTGTTATATTAGAAGTAGTTATAGTTGTTGCATTTTTATTTACTGCTACATTTGCTAAAAATATTTCTTGTATTTCTTCTGTTCTTGTTAAAGTTGGTGCTACTGGATTTGTTGCTAGTTCACCTTTTTTAACTGTTAAAATTATTTTTCTGTCTGTACTTGTTCTTCTTAATACAATACTATCAATTCTATTTAAAATAACATCAGCAGCATCTATTGTTAATTCTGTATCGGCTTCTATTTTAAACCAATGATTGTTTAATTCTCCTTTACCAGTTTTAACAACAACACTCATTCCGTTATTTGCTACTACTTGACAAGCACTATCTATATTAGAATAAACTCCATAAGAAGAAACAAGTCCTTCATATCTTGTATTTATATCTTCTGCTTCATATACCCTATCAGGCTCGCCATCTACTAACACGGCATTTTCAAAGCCACTAGTTAAATCTATTTCTGCCATTCAATAAGCACCTCCTTAAATTCCAAAAGTTAAAACAATACTTTTTCCTGTATTATTTATACTTTCTATACATTCTATAATTCTCATTGAAATACCTAACCCCCAAGACTTCTTAAAGATTTGCACTATATCACCTAAATTAAAGTCTTTTCTGTATTCATACCCTGTTAATTTGATGTTTCCATCAAAAGCTTCACTTATTCCTACTAAATTCTCTAACCCTTCTTCTTCCATTTGGCTAGTTAATTCAGCTTCTGTTATATCTTCGTTATTAGAAGACACGTTTCTTTGGTCTACCCATATTTCAAATCTATCTTGTCCTATTGGTGCTTCACTTGTTGAATAGGCTTCAACTATTTTTCTGTCTAAACCTTCTCCCTCTCCAGCGACATAAGCAAAGTTTTTAATTTCAGAAGTATTTTTGACATATTGACATTCTTCTAGGTTATCGTATTCATCAGTAAACACTACACTAGGATTTATTTTTTGCGAATATGATCTGTCTATTCCTTTATAAGTTTTAAAATAAAATTTATTTTCATCAAAAATGAAACGGAAACCAATTTTTTTTTCTTCACAAATTTCTTCTATCTTTGTAAGTAAGTTATCTCCTGTAATTTGCATTTCTAATTTTTCAGTAATAGAAGTATCTAACTCGCCTAATGTTATAAAATCAATTTTTCTGTTTTCGTCACTAGGATTTATAAGATTTGAAGATACTAGGTTAATAATCCCATCTTGAACATTACCGTATAATTGAGTTTGTTGAGATATAACTCGGCTATTCAAGAAATAACCCTCTGCCAATCTCCCAGTTACAGTTATCATGTCGCCTTGTGTTGGAGTAGTATGAATAGAAATCCCCTCTATAACTCCAACGTTATCTTCTTCTATATCATCTCTAATAACATAATAGCCATTTAAAATATAATCTAGATTTTCCCCTATTTTTGATACATAAAGTTCAAAATCTCCTGTTTTATAATACCTTGTTGCCCATATTACTTCGGCATTTTCTATAACTCCTAACCTTTTAAATTGTTTATCAGCTATGACAATTCTCATCTATACACCTTCATATTGTGAATAATGTTTAAATGTAATATCTATGTATTCGTTTCCACTATCGGCTGTATAAGTGAAAACATTGTCTCCAGCTTCCGTTTGTAAGAAGACACTATCAGGAGTTAAATAGTTAAATATGTTTGTTTCTGTTGCATTTCTTATTAATTTTATTTTTTTGTTATTAGTGTGTGTAGTTATTACTACTTTGTCATTAGGCAATAAAGTAAATGGGTTTTCACTATCCCCTAATCCAATAAATTCAGTTGTTTCTCTATTGTAAATTCTAGGATTTACTATTGTTCCTCTTGCAAAAATTTCAATAGTCATTCCTGAAGATATATCTCCTTTATTTATCAAATTTAAGATTTGTATAATTTCGTATGTACTAAACGGTATAGGCTCTACTGTGTAAAATGGGAAATAGAAATTGCCTTTAATAGTATTTATACTATTTATTGCTTCTTTTATATCTTTCCACCAAGGATCAGGACATAAGATTGATATTTGACAAGTTGTATTCATTGTAAAATTATCAATTTCCAATGTTTCTACATAACCCTCAATCCATACACTCCTTTTTCCATTTTCAAAATATATTTTTGTATATTTTCCATTTTTAATGTAGTTGTATAACTCTATTCTGTTTGTTTCTACATCTCCATTGATATACATATCAATAACTATATTTCTTTTGCTTGTTCTTTCGTGTTTAAATTCAGAACCATCTCCTATATTTTCACTAACTGAAATTTCGGCTGATGGAGGAGTTAAGCCTGTAATTTTTTCTATTGTAAATTTATCGTTATGTGTGAGTTCAATCTGTTGACCTCTTTGATTTTCAATAATTAACTTATACATGTTTATACTCCTCCTATCTCGCCATATTTAAGATGTTCTTTGTTTGTCTGTAAATTGTTAGATTATCTAATGCTTCTGGTGAATTATTTGTTTGATAAAAATTGTTATTCACAATAGTAGTTTTACTATTTAAAGCTCCATTAGAACCTAAATTTATTGTTGGAACATTCAATTGAGTAGTTAAATTACCAATAGCTCTGTTAATATCTCTTTTAACATTATCTGCTTCTTGTTCAAATCCTACTCCAATCCCTTGTGCTAAATATTTACCTACTTCATCACGCATAACTGTTGATGGGCTATTTATTCCAAATAAACTTTTAAGGAAGTCAGTTACACTTCCAACCCAACCAGTTATTTTGTCTTTAATCCATTTAGTAGAAGCACTAATTCCGTTCCAAATTCCCTCTACAAGATTTTTACCCACATCTGCTATTTCGCTTGGCATTTCCTTGATTATAGAAACAATATTAGAAACTAATTTATTGGCTGCTTCCTTTCCTTTTGAAAGCATAGAACTTCCCCATTCAACAACCTTACCAATAGCTCCACTTATAGCAGTGTAAATTTTACTTGGTATAGACTTCACTATGGTGTATATTCCACTCACAAAACTGCCTATTTTGTCTTTTCCTGTTGAGGTTAAGTTGCTTCCCCATTTAGTAACTTTGCTTATTGCACTAACTATCGCATCCCAAATTTTTGATGGAGTTGTTTTTGCTATTGAGAAAACACTATTTATAAAATTAGTTATTTTTTCTTTCCCTGTTGAAATTATTTTACTTCCCCATTCAGCAACTTTATTAATTGCACTAACTATTGCATTCCAAATTTTTGATGGAAGTTTTACTACGATATTGATTATATAATTTACAAATTTATTTGAAATTTCTATTGCCTTTTTAGCTAATTTTTCTCCCCAAGCCATAACTTCTTTGAATAAATTATTGAATATTTCTAAAGCCTTGCTTGGCATTTCTTTTAAACCATTAATCATTCCTTCTACTAAATAATCGCCTTGTTCTGCCATAACTGTTGATGGACTATTTATTCCAAAGAAACTTTTTATACCGCCTAGAATAGTACTTCCAATAGTTTTTATTGTTTCCCCTAAAGCAGACACTCCACTTAACAACCCTTCAATTAAACCTTTGATAATATCAGGTGCTGCTTTTGTGATCTCAATCACTATTGTAGGAATGGCTTGTATTATTCCCATTAATAATTGAACTGCCGCTTCTATTAAAACTGGTATATTTGAGATTAATGCATTTGTTATTGTACTAATAATGGTAGGTATCTCTGGAATTAATGCTTGTATGATAATAGGTATAGCTTGTATTATTGCCATCAATAATTGAATTGCACCATCAAGCAATAATGGTAAAGCACTAACTAATCCATTTATTAGAGTGTTAATTATTTGTGGTATAGCCTCTACTAATGGTGGTATAATTTGTGGTATCGCTTCTATAATTGCCATTAGAAGTTTGACCGCACCCTCTATTAATTGAGGTATCATTGTTTGCAATCCTGTAATCAAAGTTTCTATAATTTGTGGCAATGCTTCTGTAATTACAGGAAGTATTTGAGGTATAGCCTCTACTATTGCATTAAGCAATTGGATAGCTCCTGCTATTAATTGAGGTATAGCACTAATCAGACCATCTATTATACTATTTATAATTTGTGGTAAAGCAGTAACTATTGCATTTATCACGTCTGGAATAGCTTCAACTATTGCCATAAAGAATTGTAATGCTCCTGCTATCAATTGAGGTATACCTTGAATTAATGCATCGATTATTTTAGGTATTATTTCAATAATTTTTATGGTTATTTCTGGTATCATTTTACCTAGACCAACTAATAAACTGCTTATCAATTCAACACCTACATCAACCAATAATGGCAACATATTTAATAAACCATTGGCTATTTGAGGTATTATATCTATTACAATTTTTAGAAGTGCTGGCAAAGCTGTTATAACTCCATTTATCAACGCCTCTATACCACTTATAAGATTAGGCAATAATTCTTGTAATAATGGTGGTATTTCTTCAACTAATTTTGGTATAACTTCTTTTAATAAGCCACTAACTAAATCTCCAAATCCACTTACTACATTTTTAACTATCGGTAGCAAATTATCAGCAAATGTCATTACACTATCTACAAGATTAGAAATTAATCCACTTATATCTTCGCCACTTGCTAATCCAGTTAATAAATTTTGCCAAGCCGATTTCATTGCAGAGGCTGAACCAGATATTGTTTCACTAGCTTCTTTTGCCGTTGTTCCTGTAATACCCATTTCTTTTTGAACGACGTGAATTGCTTCATATACGTCATTTAGATTGCTTATATCGTATTTTTGCCCACTTAACTTGCTAGCATCTTTAAGCAATCTTTCCATTTCAGTTTTTGTACCACCATAACCTAATTTTAAGTTATCTAGCATTGTATAATTTTGTTTCGCAAAACCTTGATAAGCAGTTTGGATCATCCCTATATCAGTACCCATTTTGTTAGCATTATCTGCCATATCTGTAATCGCCATATCTGCAACTTTTGCTGCTTTTGCTGTGTCTCCATTCAACCCTTGCAATAAACTAGCACTAAATGATGTTACTGTTTCCATATATTGATTAGCACTCATTCCAGCAGTTTTATAAGCATTGTTTGCATACTTTCGAACTACTCCAGCACTATCTTTAAATAAAGTTTCTACACCACCAATAAGTTGTTCGTTATCTGCATAACTCTGTACCGCTTCTTTCCCTAAATTAATAACAGCACTTCCTAATTTCCTAACTCCATTGATAGCACCAGTTATTGCTTGTGAACCTAAATCAGCAAGAATTCCTTTAAATACAGTAAATCCATCGCCAGTTTTTTTTGTTGATTTTTCAACATCATCTAGTTCTTTTTCCATATCTTTCAATGCTTTTTCAACAGTTGTGCCCTCTTTGGCTGCTTTTTTTTCAGCATCAGAAACTTTTTCTAAAGAACCTTCATAACCTTTAATATCTTTTTCAGTCTTTTTAACTGTTGCACTTTGATTTTCTATTTTTACCCTTAAATCTTGTGCTGCTTTTGCATTAGATTTTTGTGCTTTTTCTGCTTGGTCGTGTTCTTTGGTTAAGCTATCCAAATGTTTTTTGGCATCTTTTACTTCATCTGAATTTTCACCATATGTTTCAGTAAGTTCATCAACAATTTTTTCTTGTTTCTTTATTTCGTTTGCTAATTTTGTTGTAGCATCCCCTGCTTCGCCTTCTTTTCTTTTTACCGCTTCATATTGGTTATTTAATTCTTTTAGTTTTGTTTTTTCGGCTTCTAGAATAGTGTTCATTGATTTTATCTTTGCAGTTAAACCGTCTGAACTATGTGCCCAATTATCCATGCCAGCAGTTGCATTTTTGAATTCTGCATTTGCTAATTTGATATCTCTATTAGCTTGCTGAATATTCTTACTAAACCCAGATAAATCCACTCTAAACTTTGTTGTTACTTCTTTTGCTTTAGCCATTCAATCACCTCCTTGTTAAATCCAACCTCCAGTTCCTCGTTTACCTGTAACGTTTCTTCTTTGAATTGAATTGTTATTTGTGATTTGTTGAACATTGTTAGGCTCAATGTTATTTTCTTCTTTATAGTTATTACTTCTTTGAATTCGTCTAATTAATCTAAATACTTCTCCACTTGGTGTGTTCCATATAATAAATGGATTTAAAGAATAATATCTTTGACATAAACTATCTACTAATTCAAAAATAGATTGTGAAATGGGAACACTTTTTACTTGTGTTCCCCCATCACGTTTTTTATTTCAGCTGTTAATTGTTCTTTTGTATCAATAAAGATTTTGAAGATGATAGGTATTAATTTTTTGGTACTTACACGATCTAATTCATCTTCTGTTAATCCTTCAAAAATATCTAACATCAACGGTTTGATTTCTTTAAGGTTTTTAATTATTGCTAAACCTAAAGACATTTCATCCATCTTTTCAAAATCTAATGTTTCAAGAACATTGTTTATAATTCCAAAAGGTAAATCATACCCTTCTGCTGTATATGTTTTTTCAATTTCTTTTTTGTTTTCCTTTGTAGGAATTTGTAATTCTAATTTCATTTTGTTTCCTCCTTGTCAAAAAATAAGTTGTGGGTAATTCATATAAGACAAGGCATTATATGAAAACGTAATATTCCGCTGTCCCCACATTAATTACACTATTTGAAGCATTAAGCTCCTGGTGCAAATGTTGAAATTGTATCTGGTGTTTGAACTTCATCAAACCAAGTAGATAAATCAAGTTTACTTCCGTCTTCTTTAGTATCTTCTAAAGCTACATAAACTTTTCTACCACCATTAGTGAATTTATGAGTTGTTGCAATTCCTGTAAATACTAAACTCATATTATTAGCATCTGTTCCTGCATTTTTTGTTGTATTAGTTTCATCAGGAATTTGGAATGTTCCTTTTAATGCCCATTTATAAGTTTTAACTCCATCAGTTGTTTCACTAACATAACCAACTGCAAAATAAGGATTAGTTACGTTATCTCCACCACCTAAAATTGCTCCTGTTGCTTCATCAATTTGTTGTCCAGTTAATTCAGCTAACATTGAATTTGTTAAGTGGTCAATTGTGAATGTTCTAGTTTCAGCTCCTACACCTTTTAAAACTAACGCTGGGTTATTATCATAATATTTTGTTTCTGATCCTTGTTCAGTTGTTACACCTACTTCTGCAAGTGCTGCTAATGGTCTTACTTCTCCAGTTGTATAACTTTCTAAAGTGTCTGCTGTTACTTTTGCAAATACTAGGTTTTCACAACCTCTATATTCAGCTACTGTTGCCATTTTCTATTCCTCCTTTTTTTCAATAAAATATACTTCTATCATTTTTCCAGTATGGCTTTTGATATTACTTGCAATATCTTCACCATCACTATCTGTAATGAATTCATTTTTTTCTAATTCTTCAATTGCCCTCTTTGTCATTTTATTTAAGAAATTTCTATCAGAACTATAAGCAATAATTTGAAATCCCCAATAAACTTTTGTGTGCTTATTGTTGTAATAGCCATCTCTAGGCGTTTCCCAATTCCAATAACTAAAGAAATTATCAGGATAGCCGTCTTCTGGATCTAATGTACCTTGTAAAACTACATCAAAATCTTGTTCTAATTCTAATCCTTCAAGAATACTAACTAATTTATTTTCCATTCCCTAACCTCCTATTAATTTCTTCTACAAATATTTGTTCTTGTATTTCGGCAACTTCATTTTTTGTTTGTGTTCCGTATATAGCGTTTTTCAATCCTTTAACAGGGTTCATTGTGGGTGTTCCGTACATAAGAAATATAGGAACTATGCTATCATCAAGGCTAAATCCAATATCAACTGTTGCAGAAGTTCCAAACCACTCTATATTGACATTATCAATGATTTGTTTTTTTGTATCTCCTTGCGAATATTTACCTTTTGCAGGTAAATTTGAAGTTTGCATTTTTTCATGGATTTTTGGTGTTACATACTCATGTGTTGCTTTCAATACTTTTTCAGTTAATTGGTTGGTATCTCCACCTAAATTTCTGAATTGCTCAGCTAACTCTTCCCAACCTTCAAATTCTAATTCAAATTTCTTTTTTGTTGCCATTACGCTTTGCCTTTCAATCTTTTAACTTTGAATATTAAATCTTGATTTCTCATTTCAACGTTATCTGGCTCATTTATAATTTCAAATGTTGCGTTGTCTGATAATCTTACAACTTGGCAATTACTTGTTATGTCAGGACGATAAATTGTAGTTATTGTCGCTGTATCTTCAATAACATATCTTCCATTGACTGTTGTTTCTGTTCCACCGTAAGTTTTAAAATTACAGTAGATTATTGGATTAGTAGCATCTTTGTAAATAGGTTTAGATACACCGCCTGTTTTTTCGTATCTATCTACTACTCTTAATTTCATTGGTGTTCTTCTATTTCTTATTGTTTCTGGTCTAAATGTCATTTTTTTCACCTTGCATTCTTAATTGAATACATCTTTCTTTGAAATAAGGACTTAAACCAGTTGAGCCACTACCATAATCCCATAAATCAGAAACCCCACGAATGATAGTGCCAACGGATACAGCACTATCAATAGTAGATTTTGGAACTCCAGCGTTAGCCATATATTGTTTTGCTTCATCAATATACAACATGATAATTTCATCTTGATAATCTCCTGTTATTCCTAATCCTGTTTTCACTCTATTTAATAATTCTTTTGTATCCATTGGTTATCACTCCTTTTGATTATTTTACTTTTTGAAGCATTAAGCTCCTGCTCCTGCTTTTTTAATTCTCATGAAACCTCTATAAGAAGTTGTATTACCACCAGCAAATACTACTGCTTTATAAGCAATTTTTCCTTCTTTGAATTTGTAATCATAAGATTTTTTAATTTCAACTGGACTAAAGATTGCAGTTGTGTAGTGTTGTGGAATACCATAGAACATTGTATAGTCTCCTTCACTAGCAGTTGATAATGCTTTACAGTTACTATTGATTACATATGGAACTGTATTAATTGTTTGGTTTGCTAAATCAATTTTATAAGCATGATCTCCTACTTCGTTTCTAACTACTGATAATGCAAGTAAGTCTGCTTTGTTTAATACTAGAACACCTTTTTGTTCTACTTCTTCATCTCCACCATATGAGAAAATAATTTTGTTTAATGTATCTTGGTCTAATACACTAATTTCTAAATCGTCTTCTGCAAGCACGCAAACGTTAGTATCTGCACTTGATAAGATACCAGTAAATGTGTTAGAAGTTCCAGCACCAACAATTTGGTTGTATGCTAATCTTTTCTTTAACGCTACTTCTACACCTTTTCTAATTTCTGCTTCATAATCAGCAGCAGGTAATTTTTCAGTTTCTTCGCTGAATTCAGCATAAGCAGTAATTTTAACTTTATTAATTTCTGCACTTCCGAATACAGTATCAGCTTCTGTATACTCTGCACCTTCAGCAGTTTCTCCACCTTCTCCATAAGATTTTACGAATGGTTCTTCATAACTTTCTCCACCTTGTAAGTTTTTGATTTTTGTTAAGTCAACAAAACTTGATACTTGTCTAAATGGAGCAGTTGCTAAATCACTTGATTGATGTTTTGGTAATAAAATATCAGAACTTTCAACTGTGATTGCTCTACCTTCAATAAGGTCTTTTGCTCTTGTTTCAACTAATTTTCTTTCTTCTTTTGTCATTGTATTTCCTCCTCTTTGTTCATATGTTGCTACTTGTTTTAAGTTGTTAGCATCAACTTTTTCCCAATCAGCAGAACGTTTTACATCTTCGCTTGTAGGTTCTTCTTCATCTTCCTCTGCTTTTTGTTCTTCGCCTTCTTTAGGTTCTTCTTCGTCACCTTCTGCTTTTTGTTCTTCTTCATCTTTTGGCTCTTCATCAGTAGGTGCTTCTTCTTCGTCACCTTCTGCTTTTTGTTCAGCAGGATTTTCATCAACTGGTGTTTCTTCTTCCAATTTTGCTAATTGTTCTTTAGCATCATTTAATTCAGCCAAAACAGTTTCTAGTGTTTCTCCTAATGCTCTAACTTCATCAGCAGTTTCTGCACTTTTTACTTCTGCTCTAATGCTTTCTGCTTGTTCAGTTTTAGCACTAATTACTTTTTCTAAATAGTTTTTCATTCTTACTCTCCTTTCCCAAATAGAATTTCAAATTTTAGTTTCTCTAATTCTAATTCACTAGATTTCTTTTCAACACTCTCCAGTGTTGCTTCATCAGTCTCCACCGATGGTTGCAAGTTTCTTAATCGTTCTCCAACAATTTCTTTACTCCTTGCATATATAGAAGTTTGATCGTAGGCAGGTAAATCTACTACTGCCACATCAAACAATCTACCAATTTTAGTAATGGTTCTTTTAGGGGTTTCACCGTTTTTTTGTTCAACATTATCTTCAATAACATTAAAAGCAAAACTCATTTTGTCTAGTAAACCACTCTTTACACATTTATAAATATCAACATTATCTGTTGTATCTATTAATTCTGCTCTCATTTTCAAGCCTTTATCATCTATTGTTAATTTAAGACTACCATTTCTAGTTCTTGCTAATATTCCTTTAGCATCACCATGATTATATTTAAGAGGTACATCAGATAGGTCAGCATTGTCTAAAGCCTTTTTATCAATGACTTCATACCAGCCCCACTCTTCATCACCAATCAATGTTTCTTTATCAAACACAACTGGGTAACCTTCTAAAACCATCTTCCCTTCTTCTTCTGTCGCCCTAAATTCAACACTTCTTAATTCTTTATCATTTTTATTCTTACTCATTCGTATCACCTACCTTTTTAAATTAATAAAAGCCAGCACACAAACACAATAGTTTGTATTACTGGCTCTTTGGCTCTAAATTTAATTCTATTTCTTGTTTACAAGATTTACACCATACTTTAACATCTCGTATTATGCTATTTTCGTGGATTTTCAGCAACTTTTTACCGCAAGTCGGGCAATTATACCATTTATAATGTTTCATTGCTTAAAACCATCCTTTTTTGTTGTTTTTTCAGTATCATTGTTTATTATATCATTGTATGCTTCATCATCATTATCATTTTTATTATTTGAAGCGGTTGGATTATTGGTATCATTTACTTTATTTAGATTACTCATTTGATAATCATTAGCAATATCGCTTGATACCCAGTTTAAGAAACGATATGTTTGATCTCCGCCCTCAATAGGAGCTTCGCCAAACCAAGAACGTATTTCATTTGGAGTACATCCTTGTACTGGTAATAGCACTTCTGCTAGTTTTATCTTTTTGTCTGCACTCATCATTTGTATTCTGTTTGTATAGAAAACAATTGCATTTCCATTACTTCTTTCAAATGGTGTTATCATTACTCTAGTAAATGCTTGTCCTAAACTTATTACTCCTGCTTCTAATACAGTTTCATAGAAAGCTTCTTTTTCCTCGTTAGTGTATTTACCATTTAATATTTCTTCGCTAACTCCATAATGTTGTCTGATTTTTTTCTCAAAGAATTCCAAAGTTTCTCTATCAATTAATTTTCCGTTAAATGGAATAGGAATATAATCTCCACCACTATCTAAAGCTATAATTCCTGATTTGTTGTTTTGTAATTTTTCTTCAAATTCTGTTCTTTCTTTTTCTCTATCTTCTGTACTAATTAATCCACCATATTTTAAAACTCCGTTAATAGTTAAAGAACCTTCCACTGTTTTAAATGTTGATTGTATTAATTTATCGTTTAATTGAAGATGTCTCAATAAAGCACTATTATTAGGCAAGCCGTTTTGGTCTCCACCCATATAATCATTTATACCAAAATTCTTTCTCCAATGAATAACATCATCATAAAGTAATTTCCCTGAACGCTCTCCACTTGGCAATTTAAATTCTATGTATAAAGTTCCACTATCATCTTCATAGAAATCTACATTGTTAGGCTGCAAAGGGTATAAACCTGTATAGACTTTTTTTGTTACCCCTGTTTTTTTATTTTGATATAAATCATAAGTTGGATAGATAAATACATTCTCATACGTTTCCCTTAAAAATGCTATCTTTCTTAAAAAATCTGATTTCGTCATATAAGGGTTAGGATTTTCTAACAAGTTATTTATATTTGGATCTGATACTTTAACTTGTTTACCATTAACTGTTCTTATATGTCTTGGATTTAATTTTGAATACTCATCTAATATTCTATTAACGATTGTAAGAACAGTATCGTCATTCATTATATCTTCTCCAAAGGAAGCAAACGTTGGTGTATAACCTCTAACAGTTCCTGCCCAATGCAAAATCTTATTTACCACTTTAATTTTTAATTTATCAAACACTCCCATTATTTCACCTCGCTTTATTTTAAATTCTTAATATATTCATTACGATACCTTGTAAATATCGCATATAGAATTATCAATGTTACTGCCCCGTCTATTCTTTTTGATGCAGTTACTTTTATAGGCATTATATTTTGTTGCCCATCCATTTCAAAGCTTGTATTAGACAAACACCATTTGTCCATTTCGTTTAATCCATGAATTAATTTACTTTTCAAATCTGCTTCTACCAGTTTCATCGGAACACTCATTACATATTTACTTTGGTTAATCATTTCACAAGTTTCACCTTTGTTATAACCATAACCATAACTTTTCATTGTATCTAAAAAATCTTTTGCAAATCTTTGGTCATAACCTAGTTTATAAACTATTATTCCGTAATCTGTATATAGTTTTTTAAACCATTCGGCAACCTTTGATAAGTCTACTGCATTACCTTCATGAATTTCACATAATCCATCTCTTGCCCATTCTTCATACTTCGCTCCTGCTTCTTTATCGTTGCTATCTTGTAATTTACTTTCTGGAATAAAGTATTTAGAAAAAATATATTTATTATTATCGTTTGGTTTCATCAATAGTATTTTAGCATTTGTCAAATCTGTGGTTTGCGATAAATCCACCGCTCCAAAACAATAACAATTTTTAAAATCTGCTAATTGTTTTTCTTCTTGAATATATGTATAATCACTGTCCATTAACCACATTTGAGTTGCATTTTGTTTTATATTAAAATCTTTTGCCAACACAAAAGCTCTATCTTCTGTTGAATATCTAGCTTTGTTTAATTGATCCCTTAAATAATCCCACTTCTTAACTATTCCTAATGTTGGATTAGATTTATACCAACTTTTTTCATCTTGCCATATTTCTTGTTCACTATCTTGTGTATATAACCAAACTAAATATGTATCATCTTCTATTTCTCCGTTTAAGACTTGTCTAGCATATTTTAATTCTTTATCTAAATACCCATCGTGAACAAATCCTTCTGTTGTAATTAAAATTAATAGCGGTTCATCTTTTGTTGATTGTGAAGTTTCTATTGACTTAACAATTATGTTGTCTTTCATTTCGTGTACTTCATCAACTATTGCAAAATCAATGTTTCTTCCTTCCTTGTTTCTTGTCTTATCTGTTAGTTTAAATATTTTACTATCAGTAAGTTTATTTTTTATGAATGATAGGTTCTTATGAGTAATGTCTCCGTCTGGATCAAACATTTTTCTCATAGTGTCCATACCATCAAACAAGATATTAGCTTGTGTATCGTCATTTGACGAACAAACTATATCTGCCCCTTCATTTCCTACTATTAATTCTGTATCTCCTAAAGCGTTACATGTTTCTGATTTAGTATTTTTACGCCCTATAAGAAGTATAGCTTTTTTAAATCGTCTTAACCCTGTATCTTTTCTTTTAAATGAGTAAAGGGTTTCTATAAATGCTTTTTGCCATAACATTAAATTTAGTGGTTTACCATAGAAAGGACTTTTTGTCAGCTTAATAAATGTTTCCATGAATTCTCTTCTTAATTCAAAATCGCTTGTATCATAATAATATCTAGGATCTGATAAATCTTTATAATAATTATTCAATCCTATTTTCATTTCATTCCCAACGATAATTTCGCCATTTAAACATTTTTCTCTATACAATTCTAAATTAGTCATGTTGTTTCTTCTCTCTTAACCAAACAGTAATTGGATTTTCTTCCGCACCTTCATACTTCCCTAAAGCTGATAAAAAGATTTTAATCTTACTATCATGTCTTTGAGATACATCACTATATATCTTGGTAAAGTATTTTAATTTGTCTGCTTCTTTTTGATTTTTCGGTTCTTCAACAGCTTTTAGTTGTGGTTTTAATTTTTCTAGTAAGTTATGTTCATAGACAAAATCATCAAACATAGCTTGTATTATTTGCTTTTTGCTCTCGTCTACGTCTTTAAATATTGAGTTCAACTCTTCTATTGTCATATCATTCACCACCTGTCCGCTATTTGAAGCTTTTTTTATGGAATTATTGTACTTTAAGCCATTATTTCAAATTCTTTGATTTTTCAATTTGAAAAAGTTTAAAATTTTGGTTTGTGTGAAAGTAATGCCCCCCTTACAGTCCCTCAAACAATTTTAAAAACAGGTTAATGAGGGGGGTATCACTTATCTTATTGGAACGATAATACCATTTCATTTATAACTACACATACTGGCGCATTGTTTGTAAAATCAAACGCATTATTAAATGCCAACGTTACTCTTATGTGATTGCCACTACCTTTATATACAGTTGCTGTGCCATCTATTGATGTTGCTCTTGTAACTAAATAACCACCATCAGAATGTCTTATAGTTAAGTCAAAACTATTTATACTTATTGATGTTATTTTAGTTAATGATTTATGAAGCGGTATAGTGAAATGAATATCTTTTGCGCTACCTGTTAGATGACCTAATGCATTATATAGTGTATCTATTGTTAAAGTTTCTCCACTCATAAAATACATTTCATCTTCCGCTACCAACCTTTTCCAACTACTCCATACACCTGCTGAAGTATATGTTCTTACATATGTATTATAGTCATTTGAATTGGCTGTTCCTGCTCTATACCATATTTGTTTTACCCAATTACTACTTCCTTTCATAACTCTTAACCAACCATTAACCGCTCCACTAGGAACATTTGTTGGAGTATAACTCGCGCTAAAGAAATAGGTTCCTTCGGTTGTGTAATCATTTAAATTTGTATCTGCTGTTTCTATTATTGTTGTACTTATCTTCTCGTTCAATACTCTACCCTGATTAGCACTTAATGCTGCTGTTACACTTGTGCTTGTCAGATTATCTATTACTTCTGTTATTGCTCTAGTATTACTATCATCTGGAGTTGCATATAATTCATTCTCGTTTATTTCTCCATTTGTTTTAGTTTCTTCATATTGATCTTCACTTAAATAGTTTATTGTTAATTTTTCTAAATTAGTTTCTGTTGCCATATACCCTCATTTCTATTTGTTAGTAGCCTTTTTCTTTTTAGGCTTTACTATTGCTGTTTCAACATTATCAAGTTGTATGTCTGCTGTTTCAACAACTGGTTTTTTCTTTTCTACTTCTACTTCTATAAAAGGTTTGTTATTACTTGAAGCATTACCTTTTAATAATATATCAATTCTTTCTTGTGTTAATTCAACACCTGCTTTATTATATGCTTCGTTCATATCTTCGCCTTTTATAATATCTTTATTTAATAAATAGTCTTTGTAGTTTATTAAAGCTCTTACCTTCATATTTTCTTCCTCCTTTATTTGTACCTTTAATAGATACTAGAACAAGAACAATAAAAATATTATTTTCTATCTACTATCTATTAATTTATATCGCCAAATATAACCGTATGCTTGTTTATATTTCCCTTCACAACAATACATTATATTTTCTTTTTTATAATTAGTGTTTAAAGTGATTTCTCTTAAATTAAACCACTTTTTAATAAAGTTACCTTCCAAATCATACTGAAGAACATTATATTTTGTTTTAATCCTGCTTTCTCTTTCTTGTTTTGTGCCATAATTCATATTTTCTTTATGAGTGCAGAACTCAAGATTATTGACACAATTATTATGTTTGTTTTCATCTTTGTGGTTTACTTGTTTCTTATTAAATGGATTATCTATAAACGTTTCTGCTACTAATCTATGTATTGCTATAGTTTTTCTTTTACCTTTATTACATAAAGTAACTTGTTTATATTCTCCATTACTAGGTTTTAATAAGTTGTTTGTCCTTAAACTTTTAACATTTCCTAAATTACTTACTTGATATAACCCCTCATAATCTTTAATGTCTTTCCAAATTTCCATATTTCACCTCCCAAATAAGTGTTAAGGGAGCAATTTGGGTACTCCCTTATCGCTACCATAGTTTTAAAGAGTTTGTGTATTCCTCTTACTACCTACTAGAGATAGTGCTATGATTAAAATAAAAAAAGATTTGAATTGTGGACTTACATGTTACTAGGGGAAAATAACAATGCCACAAGTTAATTATACTATTTGAAGCTTTTATATTAAATCATCACTTTGAAAATTATCATAGTAATTATTAATATAGCTTTCATATTCTTCTATATTTCTTCCATCAGGATTTTCATGTAATCTTTTAATGCATTCTTCTTTAGAAGTGTCCATATAAATTACTTCATCTATACCTAAACTATCACACAATCGTTTTCTATTCATTACATATGGTTCTGTTGATAGAATATAACAATTAACCCAACTTCCAGTTCGCATCTTTATTTGTTCCATCAAACATTCCCTTAATGCGAATGCTACTGGCTTTAGCCTATTAGGTTTTACATATCTATCATTAATACTGATTGCTTCCCATAGATTATCAAAATCTAATATTAAATCTTCTTGCCCATTAGCATTTTCCTTTACCCAGGAACTTTTTCCACTGCAAGACGAACCAACAATTAGATATACTGACCTTTTATATGAACAAAAGCGTTTTTCTAATTTATTATGGCATTTAAAACACACTATTTGAATATTATCTTCACTCAATGAAATGTTTGGATCATTTACATTTTCATCAGTCAATGGGATTTTGTTGTGGTGTGGAATTGTATCATTTCTCTTTAATAATACCTTTCCACATTCTTCACATTTTAATTCTCCGTATTGATTAATCCTTTTATGCATTAATAATGTTTTAAAATCATAAAACTCTTTGGAATTATAAAATTGCTTCTTATTTTGAAAATATCTCATAATCTTTAACTACTTTCATCTGGAGTACAATATAATTGGTTTTCATCAAGTTCTCCATTTGCTTTTAATGTTTGATATTGTTCTTCTGTTAGATAATTTATTGTTAATTTTTCTAAATTAGTTTCTGTCGCCATAACTAACCTCTAATCAGTTGTTTTTGTGTATTCTAATATAACGTAAGCTGTATGTGCACTTCTATCTTCACCAGTTCTTATTGTAACAACTATATTTCCACTTGTTGTTTCAGCATATAATGAAACACACTTTCCAAGCGTAGTTGGATGAACATAAGGGAGAAAATATTGAGTTGTTCCGTTTGTAGTAACACCTGAAGCTCTCGTTACAAATATTTCTCCTTGTGCAAATCCAGTTTGAACATAACCAATAGCTGCATTAGGCAGATTTCCAAAATTAATTACTTTTCTATAAATCGGTTTCCCATCTATCCATACTTTATTTGTTTTTACTTCGCTAGTTGAATATACTTCATTTTCAGCTTCGCCACTTCCAGCAGTAGCACTTAATACACCATTTTCATCAATACTTAAATTTTCGCCTACTTTGATACCACCTAAAGTGTCTGCACTAGCAATAGGTAATTCATAACTTGAACCTCCTTCACCACTGCTCCCACCGTTACTAGCTATCTTATTACTTCCTAAATATAATGCCATTAATCAACACCTGCCCATCTTTTTATAGTTGTTGCACTTCCTGTGTCACCTTTTAATTGTTCATAACTCATAGTTGTAACTACACTTCTTAATGCTACAAATTCTATTTTTGTGCCTACAACATCAATTGCGTTGACTAGCTCTATATTGTTACCATTAATGCTATATTCACTACTATTTAATTTAAATCCATTAATATAAACATCTAATATATCTAAATCACTTCTATAAGTTGTGCTGTTTAACGTTATAGGAATAATAGATATATTAGTTTCAGTAGTTATATAAATTCCATTATATTTTTGATAATAATTTATACTTTCATTCATATTTACCACCTTTTAATTACTATTGAAGATCCACCAGAACCCCCATCGCTTGCTTCACTCCACAACTCCCAAGCTGGAGTGTTATTACATCTATAAATATCTTTTTTATCTCCTACTGTGTAGACATCATTTTCATTCGCCAAGCTTTCATTACAAATCAAACGTGCACAACCAGCTTCTTCAAAACTAAATAAATACATTTCATCGTTATAATTGTAAATTTGGTTATTGTAATCATAAAAAGATATACTATCAAATCCACCTGTTATGTAATAATTACTATCGTTTGTTGTTGGCTGAATAGGTAATGAAGACCAACTTTTATACTTCAAGAAAGGCACATTACCATATAAATACATATTATCTGTTGTTAACGAATAAGAACTATCATAAACACGATATTTATAGAATGTTGTATCTTCTGTTATTAGTTGTAAAGTAGTTGTATCACTTATAGCTGATGTTCCCGAAGCTCCTACTTTGTAAACTTCCCCAACATAAGCTGCATAATTACTACGTCCTGCATAATATACAGGTTTATCAGGATCATATTCTATATGAAAGAAGAATGTAGTATATGTACTTGCTTTATTTTGAGCAACACCTATTTTTATTAATTCGGGGTAATTTGTACAAAATCCAAATCCTTGATCCCCATAATCAGTAACTCCACCCATACTTGAATTAAATTCATACAACCAATATTTCGCTCCTGCTTTTAATGTGGCAACAATTCCAGTAGAGCAAGCTACACTTGATGTTCTAGTTTTAAATTTTGTTACCGAACTACCATAAGAGTAATGATTTGATGTTTGTGTACCGCTTGTTTGTCCTGTTGTTGGTAATTGGTCTACTGAACTAACATATCCTTTATAATGTAGCAAGTCAGATACAGGAATAGCCTCTATTTTTTCTTCTACATAAGTCGTATCAACAAAATTACTATCGTTTGTTAATTCGCTTGTTTTTTTAGGTATATTCAAAGAAGCAATATCTTCTTCTGTAAAATAGTCAGTCCCTTTTACTGGTGTATAACCAGCTTCTCCTTGAATTCCTTGTTCTCCTTGAACACCTTGTATGCCTGGTTCTCCTCTAGGAATAACAAAATCAAGTATAGCGTTTTGATTTGTTCCACTATTTGTTACGCTTGCGTTAGATCCTGCTTCTCCTGTTGTTGTTGTACCTACTTCAATAGTTGCAGCAGTACCTCCACCTGTTGAACTTAATACTCCATTGCTATCTATCTCTAAATTATCTCCCACGATTATTCCACCTAGTGAGGTTTTACTAGCAATAGGTAAATCATGATATTTATAATTTCTTAATCTTCTTATTAAATATTTTCCATTATCAACTTTTACTATTATCTTTGTTGTACTTGATAAATCTTCTGGAATAGTAAAGCCTATATAATCGCTATCATAATTATCTGCCCTAACTCGCATATTCATTGTTCCATTTGTAGAATATAATGAATAAGGCATTTTAAATGTTAAATAATTATCTGTTGTTAGTAATACCGCAGAATTTAATATAGAACCGTCAACTTTAGTGAATTCAAAATATGGGTTTGTTACATCTGGTATATATACTTTTAATTCAATAGTGTTGTCGTTACTAGATATATTCGCATAATTTAATATGCTAGGTGTTTCTCTAACATCTATATTTAATAAATTTCTGATAGTATCACCTTCTTTTTTGCTATTTATAATTAACTAATTTTTAAAAGAATTATTTTGTAGTTATAAGTTGTATCTGAACTAACATTTGAATTTACTTGTATTTTTGTTCTAAAGAAATCTCCAAAGAATAAAACTGACATATGTTGTGGTTCTTCTCCTGCATTTTTTAAAAATCCATATATATATTGGTTTGATAATCCAAATGTTTGAGAAAGAACAACAGAATTATCTTTTGTAAATCCTTCGGGAAGTTCTAAATCTACCCAACCAGTAGTGTTTGAACCACTGTTAATAGTTGCTTGTCCACTTAAAATTGCAAAATCAGCTTTTGAATAAACTTCATAAGCACATTTGCTATCACTAAATCCTTTTACCATAAGCATTCCTCCTATCAAATAAGCAATAAATAATATTGCTATTAATATTTTTGCTTTCATAAATCACTCCTTATCTAATTTTTGTTTTAATTCTTCAATTAAATCTTGGAGTTCCTTTTCGTCTTATAATTTTATTGGTTTATGGGTTAGATAGGTATTAGAGGTATCTATCGACAATCGTCATTGCTGTCCCCATATAATTACCAACCATTTTTTTGTTCTGCCATCATTTTTCTTAATTCTATTTCAGATTGTTTAAACTCGTAATTATCCCAATCATTTTTCCATTCTTCACGGTCTAAATTCTTTAACAACAAGTGAATAGCTGATAAATTCCCATCAACTTCTTTTGTTGTTATTTCAGTATATTGAGTTTTATTTCCTGTCACTTCATCTTTTTTTAGATAAGTCTTTTTAGTTTCTAAAGAATGTTTGGTCGCTTGTCTTACAAGTTCTCCTCTTAAATCAATAATTAATTTTGCTTTAGCACCTTTAATAGTTTCTTTTAATTCGTTTTTTTCTTTATGGGCATTAAATGCACTAACTGAAATTCCTAATGCTTCACACACTTGTTTTTCGGTTGCTCCATTGCTTAACCATTCTTTAATCTTATCTAACTTTGGAAGTATAGTAGTATCGTAGACAGATTTTCTCCCTCTAGCTGCCATAAAACCACCTTATTGTTTGATTAAATTATCAGTACTTACAGCAGTACATATTCCAGTTACATCTAATACTGCTCTTTTTCCGTTTAATTCATCAATTCTATAAACATTGTTATATACGAATGAAGCTAAAGCTACTCCGTTATATGCTGGAGAACCATGTTTGATTTTTACCATATCTCCAACTTTAAATGTTACTGGGTTTGATGATCCACTCTTTCTTAATGAACTTTCATTGAACCAACCAATATTTCCAACTAAATATGGATATTTAGCTCCACTATTAATTCTTTTTATCTCTGTTGGAGTTGTTACTATAATAGATACAGCTCCTGTTCCATCGCTTGCTGCATAACCATTTGAAACAGATGTTACTTTATCTCCTACCTTAAATCCTGTTGAAGGTGTTGGTTTTGGTGTTGGAGTAGGTTTTGGAAAGTCTGCATTTAAATAATTTGTAGGATCTATTCTTGTATTTCCATTCCAAACTTCAAAATGTAAATGTGCTCCAAAAGAATGTCCTGTATTACCCATATAACCAATTACTTGTCCTTTTTTTACACTAGAACCGTTATTTACTGCAACAGTCCCATAAGCTATATGAGCATATAATGTATAATAACCATTCCCATGGTCAATTTTTACATAGTTACCATACGAATTTCCTGTGGTATCATTTTTTGTATAATCTTTTCTAACTGCGACTACTTTCCCATCACTATGTGCTATTAAATAATCGCAAGTATAATTTTTACCTACAATATCAATACCATTATGAATTCCAGCTTTATAAGATTGAGTTACTTCACAAGAACCACCTTTTAATACTCTACATGCTCTACTCATTTTCAAGTACCTCCTCAAAATCTTCATTTTCGCTTTCTTCTTTTGGTTGCATTACTTCCACTTCATTTAACTTTTGTTCTTCTACTATTTTTTCTAATTCTTCAAATGCCATATTATCACCCTTTCTGGTTTACTATTTGAAGCTTTTAATATATACCCCTTTTTCCCTCGCATAGCTTCTTATAGGGTATCCTGCCCACCTTTTACGGTACACCCTTACAAAAAAAGAGGTAACAATTCAGTAATTATATAAACCACCAAACTATTACCCTCCTCTTTTATTATTATATGAGTATAATATCTCCGACAATACCATATCATAAATAATATAAGATGTCAATATTATTTTTTATCTTTTTGTATTTTCTCACTATTACTAATTTTCTTATTTAACTTGGCTATTTCTTTTTCCTTTCTCTCTAATTCTAGATTTAATTTATTCAACTCTATTTCCTTGATAGATAATTCTTTTTTTAAATCTTTTTTTTCGTTAGAAAGCTTTTTACTTTGTTCCATATACTCAATATACAAATCAAAACTTTTTGACTTGTTTTCTAAATATTCAATATATTTTGTTTGCAAAGAAGCCAATTCACTTTCCGCAACATTTAATTTGTTTTCAATTTTATTTTTTTCTTTTCGTATGATCTCATTCTCTTTTATTAATTTTGTTTTATCTTTAAATATGTCAATTACCAACACTTTTCATTTTCTCCTTCAAACTATGTTTAAATTGCTCTTTCTTATCCTTGAATACATAATTACCACACCCAGGACAAATCATTTTTTCTACGTAACTTGGTATTACATTATAATTACCACATCTACATTTTATTCTTGCATCAGTTCTATTACTGAAATATCTACTATCTTCTTTGTATGTCATTAGTTCCCCTTTCTTCCTATCGGACAAGACAAGCTTGCCCTCCCCAAAAAATCAAAGATTTTTTGCATAATGTACTTCGTTTTTTGTTTCTTATGTTTTCTTGTTTATTCTTTACTTGTAGTTTTATATGTATATGTTATTAGAGTTCAGATTTAGAGATAGTTATAACTGGGCGCACACCGTAGCCGTTGCCATAGTAGACGTAGTAGGTGTCAACGAAACCGTCGCTGTCCACGTACCAAGCGTATGCATATCTATCATTTTCACTACTTGCATTTGATTTTGTCCAATACCATTCATTACTTTTTCTAATCTCTGTTGGTAAATCTTCTACTTCTTCTTTTGTTAATAATGTTGCTGGGCAATTAATATCTTTTGAGAAATTATCTAGTATAGTGTTTTTGATATATGATAGATCCCAATTAAATGGCGCTCTTACACAATCACTATGAGCTACACATTTACCATTTACAAACCATTCATCAGTAGAATATTTTTTTATTCTTTCTTCATCTAATACATCTTTTAATAGTAATTTAACTTCATTATCTTTTATATCAATTATGTACCATTCTAAATCTTTATATGTTATTGTTTTATGTAGTTCTATATCTTCTATTATTTCATAATTAGCATAATCAAGATTTTCTAATATATCTTTTAGTGTTAATTCAATAAACTCATCTTTACTATAAAATCCTAAAGTTTCATTTTCATAAATATATGTAACAGGAAAATCGCTACATTTTATTTTAGTTCCATTTTTTAATTTTTTGTCTTTAATTAAAGTTAATAAATCAAATATTGTTTTCATATTCCCTCCTCTATTTATCTTTCTTTAATTTATTTATTTCATCTATTAATTCATTAAATATTGCTTCAATATCTGTTAATATATTAGTCATTTGTACAGAAAAATTTTTCTCTATATATTCTTGATAAATTTTAAATAGTTCTACTTTTTCTATTTCTTTATCTTCTTCTATTATTTCTACTCCTAAATCAAGATTTATAAATAAATCATCGCCTATAAAATGAGTTAAATAATGATTAAGTTGTTCGCAAAAATAATTGCTACTTTCGTTTTTCCAAATATATTTATAATTTTCAAACTTAATATATTTTGGTGCTTTACCTTCTTTAACTAATTTTATTAAATCATATATTGTTATTTTCATTCATTACCTCCTAACAACCTAACAACTATATTCTATTTTTAAATATTTATTATCTTCTAATGGGTAATAGATACAACCATAATAATTATCTTCAAAATGTGTTACTTGCCATATAAAATAATTATTTTGTTGGTATGCTATATGTGTTTCTCCATACACATAATATTCTTCTCTGTTCTCATCATAATGTGTTTCTAGTTCTACTATATCAACTAGCCAAGTTCCCCAATCCATATCTATATCACTATTTTTAGCAACAATATTTTTTATTTCTTTTTCCAATGCTACTACTGTTTTAGAAAGTTCAAAATATTTATAAACCTTTTCTATTTCTTCCTT